TCGGACTTGGATTATACTTTGGATGTCAATAGAATATTTGACAACCTATACGCAGACAAAGAGTAAGCCATGGCAATTGAACGCGGTGTAGATGACATTGATAAAGAAGTCCTAGACATTCAAGACAACACCAAAGAGCTTGAAGTCACCGTTGAGGGTGAGGAAATTACCTCAATGTTTGATGGTCTTGAAGATGAAAATATAGAAACTCTTGAGGACGGCACGATGCTAATCGGTGCTCCTCCTATGGAGCAGATGGATCCGGGCGAAGACTTCTATTCCAATCTGGCAGAAACCATCGATGAGTTTGAATTAGGCCGTATTTACAGTAATGCCATGGCTGATTTTCAAGCAGATAAATCTTCTCGAAAGGAGTGGGAGCAGCAATACAAGGAAGGTCTTGAATATCTTGGCATGAAGTTCGAGGACCGCACTGAGCCTTTCGAGGGCGCATCAGGTGTTATCCACCCTCTACTGGCTGAATCAGTGACCCAGTTTCAGGCACAGGCTTACAAAGAGATGTTACCCGCTGGTGGTCCTGTCAGGGCTCAGACTGTTGGCTTCGCCACCCCCGGACTGGATTTACAGGCAGCGCGTGTACAAGAGTACATGAACTATCAACTCACTCAGGTGATGAAAGAGTACGATCCTGAGACAGATCAGTTGCTGTTTTATTTACCGCTATCAGGTAGTGCGTTTAGAAAGGTTCACTTTGATCAGACCTTAAACAGAGCAGTTTCCCGATTTATTCCTTCTGAGAAAATGGTTGTGTCTTATGGCGCAACTAGTTTGGAAAGTGCAAATAGAATTACTCATGTCATTGATATGTCGATCAATGACGTTAAAAAAATGCAGCAATCAGGGTTTTATCGTAAAACCTCGTTATCAAACATCACTGGAAACTCCAATGATCAGGATGGCATTCAGGAAGAGTTGGATGAATTGCAAGGTGTCAAACCCTCATATGCGAACAGTGATGATTGTGAAATCTACGAAATGCATGTTGAGTTGGATATTCCAGGTTACGAAGATGTTGACCAGAATGGTGAACTGACCGGAATCAAACTTCCCTACATTGTCACACTATCACCTAAAGACTCATCGATTCTTTCGATTCGTAGGAATTACGAGCCCAATGATCCCATGCGTAAGCGTGTCGATTATTTCGTTCATTACAAGTTTTTACCAGGTGTCGGTTTTTATGGCTTTGGCCTGACTCATATGATTGGTGGATTGTCGCGTGGCGCGACCTCCATATTAAGACAGTTAATTGATGCGGGAACTTTAGCCAATTTACCCGGAGGGTTTAAAGCTAGAGGGATTCGTATCAGGGATAGTGATACGCCAATCCAGCCCGGAGAATTCAGGGATATGGATGCCCCCGGAGGGTCATTGCGTGATGCGCTGATGCCGCTTCCTTTTAAAGAGCCAAGTGGTACGTTATTAAATTTATTAGGAATGCTGGTTGAATCAGGCCAGCGTTTCGCTTCCATTGGTGACATGCAGATAGGAGATGGCAATCAGGCCGCTCCTGTAGGTACGACTGTTGCGTTACTGGAGCGCGGTAGTCGTGTCATGAGCGCAATTCATAAACGATTACATTATTCACAGCGTGTTGAGTTTGGATTACTGGCGCAGGTCTTTAAGACTTACATGCCGCCAGTTTATCCGTACATGACAGCCAATGGTAATCAGGCAGTTAAAGAAACTGACTTTGATGATCGTATAGATATTATTCCAGTATCTGATCCAAACATCTTCTCGATGAGCCAGCGCGTGATGATGGCTCAAGAAATGTTACAAATGGTTCAGGCTGCGCCAGAGATTCATGGGCCTATGGGGATTTATGAAGCATACAAGCGTATGTATGAAGCCATGGGAATACAACAGGTTGAACAGTTATTGCCGCCTCCTCCACCCCCACCAGCCCCACTCGGCTCTGCGGAGGAGAACGGCATGTTTGTTAGCGGTCAGCCTTATCAACCTTTTCCTGAACAGAATCATGACGCACACATTGCATCTCATTTATACCTTTATGAGACTGCTCTTGTGCAAATGAATCCTCAGATTCAGTCTATTATCCAAGGTCATATTTATGCTCATATTGGATTAAAGGCTCAACAACTGGCGATGCAGGATCCAGAAGTCATGCAGATGCAACAACAGATGCAACAAGTTCAACAGTTACCTATGGGAATGCCTATGCAACCTGGTATGGCTCCTCCTATGAATCCTCAGTTAGAACAAATGCAGATGCAGATGCAGAACTTAATCGAGAGTAAGGTGTCCGAAATCACTTCTAACTTGATGGAGCAAATCGCACCAAGCTTTGGCCCTCAACAACCTGATGATCCTTTAGTTGAATTAAGAAGACAGGAACTAGCAATCAAAGCTGAAGATGTAGAACGTAAGGCAGAAGATGCAGATCAACGTATTGCTCTGGACAGAGAACGATTAAGAGAGCAAAGTCGCCTTACTGAAGAAAAGATTAATTCATCTGAAGACATTGCTGGTATGAAAGATGAGCGAACCAAAGAAAGGCTTGATCAACAGCGAGAATTCAAGATGACAGACATGGCAAATAAGTCAATGAAAGACATGACCGATACTTTTTTTGGGAGAAACAAATGAGTAGCGTAAGACAAAAACGTGCAGAAGTTCATAAAGCTGAAGCACGGGAAGCTGAGAGGTTAAGAGTCCACGGTGGCGACATTGTTGAAAAGATTGAAAAACTGGTTGAGGAGGTTGAAGCAACCCCGATTCCAGAAGAAAGCGTAGAGGCTAAAGCGCCAGTTAAAAAGAAAGCTAAGAAAAAGGCTGCTCCAAAAGCCAAGGCTCCAAATAAATCCACATAGGAGGATCGAATGAATCCAATCAAACGTCAGACTTCGTTTCCACAGCCTACAGTTTCTGATAGCAAGGTCAGCATAAAAGACCAAGGCACAGTTGATTTTGCCAAGACAGAAGATGTTGCTAACCCAGGCCCACCTAAACCTTATGGCGCGGGTAAGATGCGTGGTGGAGGTGCGGCAATACGAGGCACTAAATTTGAAGGAATATTCTAAATGATTAGGTCAGGCGGTTTTCGTATTCCAAACATTGGAGAAATGGAAAATACAGATATTGATGAAATTATTCGTAGGTATAAACCTGTTTCATCTACTAAGACAAAGACTCCTAAAAAAACAAAACCCGTTGCTAAAGCTAAAGCTAAAACTAAAAATCCTAGAGTTAAAACTAAAAGAAAATCTCCTGTAGGCAGAAGAATAAATATGAGAGGTGGTCCTTTAGGTTTAGAAGATTTAATAAACGATGAACAAACTATAGGACAAGTTCCAGATAGTGTTAGAGAAAGATTTAAGCCTCCTGCTTTTGATCGATCTAAACTAGAAGAAGCAATAGCTAATGCGCGAATAGAAAAAGAAACGGGTGGCGTTGATAGCTCTCCTTTTCCTGAATCGAATAGATTTGATCCTAACGCGCCAAAGCCTGAACCTTTGCCTAGATCTCATCCCTTTTTCCAATCAGAAGCTTACAAAAAATTTACAACACCTAATGCCGATGGCATGGGTCCATTTGTCACTATGGATATGTATACATCTAGTGACGGACATCAATTTGGTTCTGGCAGTGTTGGAAGGATGTATGAGAGGTGGCTAGACGAAAATCCAAGCTATCGTGAAGGAACTCTTGGCCCAAAGGTAGATAGACCACCTCAAAGCAGAGAAGAAATATTAAAATCAATAGCTGGAATTCTGGGTGGTTCAGGATCATCAGGCCCAATAAGAAGTGGGATTTTTAAAGATGCTATTTATCCAGGAGATTCAGGTTACGAAGAAGCATTAGCGGAATCTAAACTAAGTGACTCTGGAGGAGGAGGATTGTTTGGTGGGGGAAGAAATCTTGCTCCAGAACTAATACAAAGAATTAAAGAAGCTCAAGAAGCTAGAAGAGCTACAGGTGGGGGAGGATTATTTGGTTTAATTGGTGGAGGCCAAAGAACACCAGAAGCTAGTTTTCAAAATCCTTTCTTGGGTCAAATGCAAATGCAACAACCAATTAATCCTATAGTTGGTTTTCAGGACGACTCTCAGCCTAAATTTCCAGACATTCCTCAATTTATGCAAAAAGCTGCTGGAGAAACCTTTGGTGGTTATGGTGGTCTTTCATCAATCAAGCCTATTATGGAATACGCTGGGATGGGAGATTCGCCTTCTGCTCCACCAACCATAAATAAACAGAGGCCATTACCAAGACCTCCTTATAATCCTGATGCACAGCCTGGTGGGCCACCCCCTCCTAAACTTATACCCCGTCCATTAGCTAAAATAATGAGGTCTATATTTACCTAAATGGATTCAATCGCATTAGCAGATTACATTTTAAAAAAGTTCAATGATTATGAAGAACGCGCCAAAGACTATTTGTCTGGTGGCGCAATTAAAGACATGGAGGATTACAAATTCGTAATGGGTGAGTTATCAATGCTTCGCACCCTTCGAGAAGATTTAAGAGAAGCATTGCACATTGAAGGAGATATCGATGAGTGAACCCCAAGTGGACACTATCGCACAAACGTCTATTGCAGACGCATACATCGAGCCAGAGAAAAGGGTCTTAGATCCTGAATTACTGGACAAATCGCTCTTAGAGCGCATGCCCAACCCAGCAGGTTATCGATTATTGGTTATGCCTTACAAAGGTAAGGGAATGACTGATGGCGGTATTATGCTAACTCAATCAACCGTAGATAGAGAAAATTTATCCACGATTGTTGCTTATGTTTTAAAAGCTGGCCCCTTGGCTTATCAAGATGAAAGTAAGTTTGGAAATACTCCTTGGTGTAAGGAAGGTGATTGGGTTCTGATTGGTCGTTATGCGGGTGCTCGTTTTGCATTTGAAGACGGCGAAGAAGTAAAAATCATTAACGATGATGAAGTAATTGGGACCATAGCAGATCCCGATGACATCAAATCACTATAGGAGTAAATCATGGCTGAAGAAACCTTAACCGAGGCTCTAGCTAATCTCAATGATGAAAACATTGATAAAGCTGCACTTCCTGAACAAAGGCGCGTTGAAGAGGATACCTCTGAAGAATCAACATTCATTGAACTAAGTGAAGAAGATGTTAACAGCATTGACCCAATTACCGATGATGTAGTTCAAGAAGATTTTGAATCAAAGCCTTTGCCTAATGAAGAAGAATTAAACGAAGTAGAGCGAAAAAGCAAAACTGCTCAAGATCGAATTAATAAGTCGGTTGCACAGGCCAAGGAATATCAACGAAGAGAACTACAAGCATTGCAATATGCCAAAACTCTTCTTGAAAAAAACCAGGAACTTGAAGGTAAATTAAATACAACTCAAAGCGCAGCGGCTGAAGAAAACTTAAAAGTTCAAAAAAACTATGGCGTTGAGTTTGAAAACCGTATTGAGGCTGAAGCAGAAGGAGCAAAGAAAGCTCTGAAAGCAGCAATGGATGCTGGAGACCAAGATGGCTTAGTTGAAGCACAACAATTATTAGCTAGAGCAGAAGCGGATCGAACTGCATTAAATCAATACAATCAGGAAATCGAAGAGTACGAACAAAAACTTAAAGATTACAATGATAAACAAGCTGAAGCGCAAACAGAAAGCCCTGCTCAATTACAGCAAGTTCCTCAACAACCTCAATATCAAGAGCCATCTGACAAAGCAAGACAATGGGCAAATGATAATGAATGGTTTGGAAATGACCGAATTATGACTAATGTGGCAATGGCAATCCATGAAGACCTTGCCCGTACTGGCATTGACTTAGAATCTGACGAGTATTATTCTGAGTTAAATAACCGTATGCGACAAGAATTGCCGCATAAGTTTGATAACGCTACAAACGACAGAAAAAACGTCCAGACTGTCGTTTCAACTACGCGCACAACTGGAAACGGACGCAATCAAAATGATCGTAGGATTGAACTAAGTCCAAGCGAACAGCAATTAGCTAAGAAACTTGGAGTACCGTTCAAAGAATACGCAAAACAAAAGATGAGGTTACAGAATTCATGAGCGAAGAAACAGGAAAAGGATCTAATAGAACCCCAAGAAATGCTTCTTCTCGGTCTACACAGGCTGCAAGAAAACCATGGGCTCCACCTCAAGTCTTAGAGACTCCTGAACCCCCGCCTGGTATGAAGTATAGATGGGTAAGAACATCTATAAGAGGCGAAGATGATAAAACTAATGTTCACATGAGATTCCGCGAGGGATACGAGCCTGTTAAGCCAGAAGAGGTTGTTGGGTATGAATTGCCTACAATCGAAGATGGTAAGCATGCAGGCACTGTTGGCGTTGGTGGTTTGATTCTTTGTAAGATTCCAGAAGAAACGGTGGCAGAAAGGAATGCTCACTTCGAGCGTCAAACAGAAAACCAAATGAAAGCGGTTGATAATGACTTGATGCGAGAAGAGAATCCTGCAATGCCTATCTCTAGGGATAGAAAAACGCAGGTTTCATTTGGGAGTCCTAAAGCGTAGCTTTGGACATTATTTTGATTATGTTTACGGAGAAATAAAAGATGGCTAATAATGATGCCGCTTTTGGGATGCGTCCGACCAGAATGATAGGCGGTGCGCCTTACACTGGTGGACAAAGCCGTTACAGAATCGCCGCAAACTATGGAACAAGTATCTTCCAGGGCGACATGGTTGCTCAGGTTACCGGAGGTGGTGTAGAAGTACACGCTGATGGTGGTACTGTACCTATAGTTGGTGTATTCAACGGGTGTTCATACACAGATCCCACAACTAGTGAGCAGGTTTTTAGTAATTACTACCCTGCTAGTACAAACGCTTCTGACATCATTGCATTTGTGATTGATGATCCGAATGTCGTTTATGAAATTCAAGCAGACGCAGCGTTCCCAGTTGCCGATTTGTTCGGTAACTTTGACATTGTGTACACTTCTTCTGGAAGCACCGTAACTGGTATTTCTGGAGCAGAGCTTGAAGTATCAACTGGTGCAACTACAGCAGCCTTGCCTATAAAAGCGATTGATATCTCAACTGACCCTGAGAATTCAGACGTTGCTTCGGCAAATACAAATGTTTTAGTTGTTATTCAAAACTCAATATTCGGCCAAAAAGGCGCTGGATTAGCATAGGAGGCTAAATAATGGCTATTTCAAGAGCACAGTTAGCCAAAGAGCTAGAGCCAGGTCTCAACGCTTTATTTGGTATGGAGTATGCGCGTTATGAAAACGAGCATGCAGAGATTTTTGAAACTGAATCTTCAGACAGAGCGTTTGAAGAAGAAGTACTAATCGTTGGTTTCGGTAATGCTGAAGTCAAAACTGAAGGGCAGGGCGTTAATTACGACCAAGCTTCTGAAGGTTTTACTGCCAGATATACCCATGAAACTGTCGCCCTAGCATTCTCGTTAACCGAGGAAGCAGTCGAAGATAATTTGTATGACCGCCTTGGCGCACGTTATACCAAAGCTTTGGCTAGAAGTATGGCGCACAGCAAGCAGGTTAAAGCTGCTAACGTATTGAACAATGCGTTTAGCTCAAGCTTTACTGGCGGTGACGGGGTTTCCTTGATCAACACAAGCCATCCATTAGCTGGTGGAGGCACGTTGGCTAATCGAGCATCTACAATGAGTGACCTTAATGAGACCTCATTAGAAAATGCTTTGATTAGCATTAGTACTTTTGTTGATGACAGAAACATGATCTTGGCTCTTCAGGGAACCAAGTTGATTGTTCCTCCTCAACTTCAGTTTGTTGCTGATCGATTGCTTGAAAGCCCTGGAAGGGTTGGCACAGCAGATAACGACATCAACGCTGTAAGGAACATGGGTCTGTTGCCGCAAGGTTATGCAGTCAACCATTTCTTGACAGACACAGATGCGTTTTTCATTCTGACTGACTGTCCTGATGGGTTTAAGCACTTTGAGCGTTCTCCAATATCCACCTCAATGGAAGGTGACTTTGATACTGGTAATGTGCGCTACAAAGCTAGAGAGCGATACAGCTTTGGATTCTCTAATCCAAGAGCCGTATTTGGTTCTCAAGGAGCTTAAAGCAGATAGGGGGCTTTATGCCCCCTTTATTACTGGGATACATTAGCCCTAGCGACTGGCCCAGCAGACGCTTACGAAGACTCTAGGGCGAAACCTTTCGTAAGGAGGAAACCTGATGGCTCAGACAACTTTTGCTGGCCCAATTCGATCCCTGTCTGGCGTTATTAGTGCAGGCTACAGTGGTGTAGTTAGCTTAACTGCTGATACAACTCTTACCGTTGCTGCTCACGCTGGAAGACCGTTACTTTGTAATGATGCAGATGGTAAGTTCACTCTTCCAAGCATTGTTGTGACGGAACCCACTGACAAGAATGATCCAAACCAAACAGCCAATCTAGGAGCTCAGTTCACTTTTATAGTTGTAACTGCTGCGACTGATATGGATATTTTAACTGATGGCACTGACAAGTTTGTTGGTGGCGTTTATACGGGCGTAGATGACGCAACAGGTAAGACCTTTATATCGGGTGCATCTAACGATGTGATTACCCAGAATGGTTCTACAAAAGGCGGTTTGGCAGGAAGCATCATACGAGTGACTGCAATAGCAAGTGCTAAATATGCAGTAGAAGGTTTGATACTAGGTTCTGGTACTTTAGTTACTCCTTTTGCTGACGCTTAATATAGGAGCAAATTGATATGGCTACTCGTATCACGGGCAACGATGTAAAAACTGCAACAGTTACGGCTGATGGAGCATTAGTGGATCACCCTTGCAGATTGCGAGGGTTGATCGTTGCTGGCGGCAGTTCTGATGGCTCTGTTATCTTTTATGATAACGATAGTGCAGCCAGCGGAACTGCGTTATTAACTCTTGGAGTTAACGCCAACACCAACGAAACATTGAACATACCGGACCAGGGTGTCTTTGCTTCTAATGGTGTATTCGCAGATGTCACTAATGTGGATCGTGTAACTATCTTTTTTTCATAGGAAAAAATTATGGCGACATCAGGGTCTAGAGACTTTGAACCAGACGTTGCGGAGTACATAGAAGAAGCGTTTGAGCGGTGCGGTCTTGAGTATCGAACAGGATACGATGGGATCACCGCTCGGCGTTCTTTGAATCTGTTGTTTGCTGACTGGGCCAATAGAGGCTTGAACCAGTGGACGATTACGAACACAGCTACTACGCTATCTAAGTCTGATCAATTTATTGATTTAACATCAACTACAATTGATGTGTTGGATGTTGTTTTGCGTAGAACTGAAAACAACTCAACAACTGACATTCAAATGAGTCAGGTTGGTAGATCCGAGTATTGGAACATTCCAAGTAAAGATACAGAAGCCAGACCTAACCAATGGTTTTTGGACAAACAAATAACTCCAAGACTTTACATATGGCCAGCCTCTGAAAACAGCACTGACCAGTTAGTTATAAACCGATTAGTTAGAATTGAAGATGCAGATGCTGGCGTTAATACATTAGATATGCCTTTTAGGTTTTATCCGTGTTTAGCTGCTGGGTTGTCTTATTACATAGCACTAAAGAAAGCCCCTGATCGAGTAAATATGCTTAAAGGATTTTATGAAGAAGAGTTTGCTAGAGCGGCAGATCAAGACAGTAGCAGAGCTTCTTTAAGAATAGCACCAAGCTTGCGATTTGATAGGCAAGCCTAATGACTTACGCATCAGGCAAACACTCACTTGCCATATGCGACAGATGTGGGTTCAGATATAAATACACTCAGTTAAAAAAAGAATGGACTGGATTCTTTGTTTGTTCTGAATGTTATGAACCTAAAGAACCTCAACTTGATCCGGTTCCTCATGTTGCTGATCCAGAAGCAATAAGAAATCCAAGACCTCAAGTTTCATCATCTCTTGTGGCTGGAGAAGGCGTTGTTAGAACGATAGATGCAAATTCAATGATGACCACAACTGGTGACAGTATTGGTTTTGCATTTAGTATGGATGCATCTACAGGAGAAATAGGCACAGTAACGGTGGTAATAACATGAGTTTTACATTAGCTACTTTAAAAACGGCTGTAAAAGATTACTGCGAAACATCAGAAAGCACTTTTGATACACAGCTAACTACATTCATACAGGAAGCAGAAGAACGCATATTAAAGAATGTTGAGCTTCCTGATTTCAGAAAAAATGTTACAGGCACTTCAACAGCAAGCAGTACTTATCTGTCTGCTCCAAGTGACTTTTTGTCTCCTTATAGTCTGTCTGTGATATCCAGTAATGTTTACCATTACCTGTTGTTTAAGCACGTTTCATTTATTAGAGATTACACAACCAACCCTTCAACCACTGGACTACCAAAATACTATGCAGTGTTTGATGAAAATACTTTTATCCTGGCCCCAACCCCAGATAGCAACTACACCTTTGAATTGCATTACAAACACAGACCTGCATCACTAACCGCAGGTGCTGACAGCGGAACAACCTGGTTATCTACTAACGCACCTGATGCATTGTTGTATGGAACTTTAGCTGAAGCTGCTACTTTCTTAAAAGTGCCAGAAGAAGTTGTCCAGTACGAACAACGATTTGTTGCTGCAATTACTTCATTAAAACGACTTGGAGAAGGTTACGGTGCTAGAGATGAATTCAGATATGACATTGCGAGATAAAATTAATTATGTTTGAGATAGCCGTTAAATCAAATATGGGAGATGTCGTAGTTAAAACGACAGAAAACCGAGGACTATCTCCTGAAGAGCTCGCAGAAAGAGCAGTAGAACAAATAGTTGGTATATCTGACTCTGTTGATCCTATTGTTAGGCAGCAAGCAGAAGCTTTTAAGAGTCGCATTTATCATGTAATTTTAGGTATCATTAAACAAGCTATTAAGAGTGATAGAACTACTCTTATGAATGAATTTATTCAGCAAGGTCACCCAGACATTGCAGATATATTAAGGAGACTGTAATGGCTATTACGACAGCAATGTGTACTTCTTTTAAGTCTGAGTTACTTCAGGGAATACACAACTTTCATAACGGTTCTGGTGGAGGAACAACAACCACCACAGGAACAGGCAATACTTTTAAGATCGCTTTGTATAC